GCGGGCATCGCCTTCGGAGAAGCGAACGTGCGCCATCTCACAGCAGCTCCGGAGTGCCGAAGATGCTGCCGAAGTCGGCCGACGGGTAGAGGTCCACGCCGGCACCGTTGTTGATCACGCTCGGGGCCTGCCCCGGGGACTTCTTCGTGCCGTTGGAGCTGAGCGCCACCGGCTGCTTCACCGGCTTCCCGTCGTTGCCGAGGATCGCCTTCCGCTCCGATCCGACGAGTTCCATGAAGCCGACGTCCCACGGCATGGCCTTCCACGTGCCCGGGTCGAGGCGGAACTCCCAGCGGCTCTCGATGAACTCGAGCAGGCCGCCGTCGTCGTCGCCGTCGAGCTTGGAGATGCTTTGTTTCTTGGAGCCCTTGAAGTAGCACTTCCAGCACTTCGCGTCTCCCCCCGCCCAGGCCGCGTCATTGACCGCGCCGGCCGCGGCTTCGATGTCGGCGTCGAGTGATTGCTCGTCTTCGTAATACTTCGTGAGGCTCCAGCTCGTCTCCTCGCGTTCCTTCTCCAGGCCTTCCAGTGGGTCCTTCGCGGAGTTGGTGATCGTGTTGCCGGCCTCGTCCGTGAAGGCCGGGACCGTGGTCGCGCCGCCGCTCCGCTCCCAGACGTCCGCCGGGATCCCGTTCTCCTGAACGACCTTCCCGGGCGGCGGCACGTAGAAGGACACGGTCAGCATCCACAGCATGGCGTCGTCCGTCGCCGGCGCGAGGTCAAACTCCAGCGCTTTCAAGGCCGGGAACTCGGAGTGAGCCGAGCCCCACGTGATGCCGATCGTGGCCGTGACGCCGGCGACGATGTCTGTCCGGTTCGTCTGCGGGGTGTCGACGCGGATCCTCCACCTCTCCTGGACGCGCATACTCTCGCCGTACTTGCAGGCGATGCCAGTCGGGACGCGTTGGTAGCTCACCCAGGCCATGTCACGCTCCGTCGATGGCGAAGGGGTAGTCGGACTCTTGGCTGTCGAGGGTGTCGGCGATGTGCTCGAGGACGCCGAGCTGCTGCTGCTGGACGTCCTCGCCGGTGCCGCGCATCAGGCGGAACATCTCCGCGACGCCCTCCTTCGATCGGGAGTCGATGCCCTTGATGGCCTCGTTGACGCCCGCGAACTCGACGGTTTGCGTGATCTCCAGCGGCGTCTTCTTCTTCTCGTCGACCTTCTTGGCGGATTCCTCCGCGTTGGCGAGGAATCCAGTGAGCGACGTCGTGAGCGGCCCCGTGATGGCCGACCCAACCTTCGGGGCTTCGCTCGCAAACGTCGCCGAGAAGTTGGCGGCCGCGGACTTGAGATTGTCCGTGATGCCGGCGGTGATCTCGTCGTTGAACGCGTCCATGGCCGCGATCGAGGAGTCGAGGCCTGACGTATCGAGGAACAGGCGGTCGCCGATGAACTTGGCCGCCTCCATCAAGCCTTGGACCGGACCGGTGATGCCCTGGATCAAGATTCCAAACGCAGCCTGGAGGCCGTCGCCGACGGCGATAAAGAACGTGGCGACGCGGCTCGCCAGGTTCCAGACGGAGTTCCACTGCCCGCCGACCTGGGAGAAATAGTTGAAGACGCTCCCGAATTGTGCGATCAGCGCGTCGCCAATCTGGGCCAGAAACCTCGCCCCTTGGAGGACCCCGTCGCCGATGGCCTGGCCGATGTTCGCCCCGCCGATGTCAGTGATGAACTTCGTGAACGTGACCGTAATCCCGCGGATCGCCGGCGCCAGGAACGCTGTCACCTGCTGGACGATTCCGTTGATCGCCTTTCCTGCCTCCGTGAACGCGTCGTTCATGGCCTCGACGTCCTGGCCCTGGGCGTTGGTCAGTGCCAGGCCCATCTTTTCGGCCTCCTCCCGGGCCTTGGCGATGCCCTCGGCCCCGCCGGCGAACAGCGGGAGCAGCTGGGCACCCGACCGGCCGAAGATCTGGACTGCGGCCGCGGCCCGTTCGGCCTCGGTCGGCAGAGCCGCGATGGCCGACGCGATCGCCTCGAACCGATCGGCGGCGTTCATCCCGGAGAGCTGCTGCACCGTCAGGCCGAGATTCGCGAAGGCGGCCGTGGCGGTTGTCGAGCCCTGCGATGCCTTGACGAACGCGACGTCAGCCTTCGTGGCCGCGGCCCCGATCGTCTCCAGGCCGACGCCGGCCAGATCGCCGGCCAGGGCGATCCCGGCCAGTTCGCCGTAGTTCATCCCGAGCCGGGCCGCGAGCTTGCTCGTGGAGTCGATGACCTCCGCCTGGGCCTGCCCCATGCTGATCATGCTGCCGACCGCCCGGGCGGCCCCGCTCGCCAACTGCCCGAAGAACTGGGCGGCGTTGATCGTGACGAGGGCAGACATGCCGCCGCGGAGCCCGGCGAGGTCGCCCTGGAGCGACTGGAACGCCGAGCCGGCCGCCTGCGTGCCGGACACGAGGCCAGACGTCGAGGCCGTGAAGACGGCGGATACTTTGCCGATGGTCGCCATGGTCTAGCTCAGCGTGTCCTGCGTGTCCTTTGCTTCACTCTTGGGCACGAACCGCGCCCCCGAGCACTTCATCAACTCCGCCTGAATCTCGTCCTCGGTCATCTCCCGGTCGGGGTCGTAGCTCGGCAGGAACATCTCGCGGAACTGCGGGTCGACCTGTGCTCCCAAGGCCTTCAGGATCAGCAGCGTCTGGAGGGCCGTTCGGCCCCACTCGTCCCCGAAGGGCTCGACGCGGTAGGCCGCGATCCACCTCCGCAGGGCGGAGATAGGGATTCGCGACTTCAGCCGCTCGACGTTGACGATCCGATGATGAGCCGCCAGCCGGTACAGGAACCGCTCGGTCAGTCCTGTCCGGCTACGGAGTTTTTTTCCACCTCGCTGATCTGCTCGTTGTCGTTCCGCATCACGGTCTGGAGGATGTGCCCGTAGAGCCACATCACGTGGTTCGGGTTGGCCTGCATCACCGGCCCGACGTTCTCGCGCGTGAACATCGGCTCGCCGTTCTTCTTCACGACGCACGCCACCAGCGTCTTCGCGACGAGGGATGCCGGGGCCGGCTTGCCGACGTAGGCCTGGTGTTCGGTCGCCACCGCGTGCCAGTCCTCGAAGACCGGGTAGCGGAGGTAGACCGTCTTCGTCGTGCCGGGGATCGTGGCCTCGATCACCTCGGGCTTCCACATCAGCAGATCGTCGTCTTCGTTTGCCACATCAGGCTCCACTGAATCGAAACCGTGCCGTGCCCCGCAGGAACTCCCCCACGTTGCCGCTCACGTCGAATGTTTCAAGGAACGCATCGAGCGAGACCGAGCCCGTCGCGAACGTCACGACCACCGTCCCGCGGCCGCCGAGCTCGGCCACATCGAACGGCGGGCAGTCGCGGACCTGGATGTCCACGCCGCCCGGGTCGACGCTTGTGCAGTCCCACTGGGCCACGACCCGAGCCTCCCCGCCGCTGCCGATGACCGGCGACACCAGGCTCGTTACCTCTTGGAATCGGGCGTTTCCACCCACGATGCGCCAGCTCGTCAGTCGCCCCATCGGGACGCCCTTGAACGACACGGTCGACCCCTGGGAGGACGGTGGAGGGTTGTTCGTGGGCATGGATTGGCTCGCCGACCTGGATCACGTGTAGTCGCTCGTGTAGTTCGCCGTGCCCATCACCAGCGCGCCGGTGTCGTTCGTCAGCTCGCTGTCGATGCACTTCAGGGTGACGCCGCCGCGGGTGATGGTGGACCCGACGACCGGCTTCGTGCTGCCCTTGAAGTCGACGGCGATCGTGGTGGTGATGCCGTCGTTGGCGGACCCGTTCGGGCCGTTGTCCGGAAGGCCGGCTTCGTAGACCCGGAACGCACCCGTGGCGAGCGCGAGCGTCGAGGCGTCGAGCCGGTTGTCTCCGGGCTTCGTCACACGCGACTTCTTGATCGTGATCTTCGTGGCGCCTGTGACGCCGATGGACTGGCCTTGGGAACTGACGAGGGACATGGCGGCGGTCTCCTATGGGTTGGCGTCAGGGGGCGGGCGGCGGGTAGTAGGACCAGTTCGCACTCCAGGTTGCGTACTTGCCCTCCTCATACGTGAACTCGCAGTCCTCCAGGACCCAGCCCGTTGTGACCGTGATCTCGTCCGGCTCGAACTCGGTGCCCTTGAGGTTGCCGCTCGCGCTGCACGTCTTCGTGGCGACGGTCGATCCGCCGCCTTCCTTCAGCACCGGGTCGGCGTACTCGCGTTCCGTGCTTTCGAGGTCGGTGACGTCCTCCTTCGCGGTCGTGACCGTCGTCTCGACGTCCTTGATGCTGACCTTCTTCACGCCCGCAGGCAGCGACGGGCCGTTCGTAGGCTTCGTGGAAAGTGGCATGGATCACTCCTCGGAAAAACGGATTTCGACGGCGAGCTCGACCGTGTACGTGGGCTGCTCACGGCCCTCGAGGTATCCGGCGTCGCCGTCCCTCTCGTCGAGCACGAGGCAGTGTTTGATGGTCTCGCCGTGGGCCGTGCCGGCGAACTTGTGGATAGCGGCCGTGATGGCTCCGGCGATCTGCCAGACCTGGACGTAGCTGTCGGCGTAGACCACGACCGTGTAGCGGGCGACCGGCTCGATCTGGTCGGTCTCCGGCGTGGCGTCGAACGTGTCCTCGAGCAGCTGCTCGCGCGTGGTCTGCTCGCGGGCGTAGATGACGTAGGGCGGATCACCGCCGCCGGTCATCTCCACGGGCCAGGCCGTGCAGCTCGCGGCCGCCTCGATCGCGGCTTTCAGCCAGTTGTGAGGGGATCCTGCCACGGTCAGCTCCCGAAACTGCGGGTGGGGTTCATGCCCGAGGCCAGCTCGTTGGCGGCCTTCTCCAGGGCGCGAGACATTTCCTCGGCCAGCCGAGAGGCGGCCGGGCCGCCGTATCGGGCGCGGAACTGCTCGATCAGGTTCCGCGGGCTCACGCCGCGGCTCGTGCCGAACTCCAGCCAGATCGCCTTCCGGCTCTCGAATCCGGCCTTGTAGCCGACCACGCCGTAGACGATGCCGTCCTTGTTGCGGCCGATGTATTTGGCCTTCGTCGTGACGGCACGCCGCAGGGCACCGCCCCGCCGCTTGAAGTTCTCCTTCATCTGCCCGCGGACGATGCTGGCCTTGATCGTCCGCGTCTTGCCGACCGGCGTGATGGACTTCAGCACGGGCACGCCGTCCCGCATGGCCCGCTTCATGGCGGCCATGAGATGCTTCTTAGCGATGTGCCGCGGCAGTTCGTGGAACCGGGCCATGAGCGCCCCGATCTCGCCCTGCATCCCCTCCCAGTTGAGCGAGATCATGCGACGGCCTCCTCGACGGTGAACACGAGGTCCCCGTCCTGCTCGACCACGCTGGATATCTTCATCACGTCGCCGCCGCGCGAGTGGCAGACGAGCTGCATCGACGCGTCGACGCCCTCGAACTCCCGGCAGATGACGGTCGCCTGGCGGTTGCCGCCGATCTGGCCGCGCCGCTGGGCCTGGCTGTAGGTCTCCTGGTCGTAGGAGCCGAGGAACGGCCGGACCTTCGTCCAGGTCGTGATGCTCTCGCCCGACGCGTTCCGGGTCTGGACGGGACGCTGGAGCTCGAACCGATGCGTGAGGCGGCCGGTGGCGATCATGCGTCAGTACCTCCCCGACCAGGAGGACGCCGCGAGCAGATCGTCGAAGCCGACCGGCAGGATCACCGTCTGGTCGTCGGCCAGCACGCCCCGGTTGCGGAAGGCGTGGTCGACGTACATGAGGATCGCGGACTGGAGCATCGGGCAGAGGATGAAGCCCGGGGCCTTCCCGGCCCACCACTCGACGATCAGCTTCCCGGGCCGCGGCATCACGAACGTGATCTCGCCCGGGCAGAGGTCGGCATCGACCTCGAGCTCGCCGGCCGGCACGGCCTCGCCGTCGACGGTCACGGTGATCGGGTGGTCGGCATCGACCAGGAGCGGCGGGGCCGGGAGGCTCACGACCCGCGGGCACTGCCGCCACACGCCGCGGAGCTTCGTCGCCACCATCGTGATCCCCAGCCGCTGCTCGATCAGCCGGCGGGCCGCGGAGATCTTCTGGGCGATGAGGAAGTTGTGCTCGTCCTGCTCGGGCAGGAGGCCGATCTGGGCCTTGGCGTCGGAGAGCGACACCGGCTCGACCACCGGCGCGACGATCACGGCGATGTTGTCGGGCGGTGTGACGATCACGATCCGGCTCCCCTCACCACTGCCTGCTCGATGCACCGATCGGAACTGCGGGCCGCCGGGACGTCGGGGGCCGGCGTGGCCCGGCCGGTCGACGTCAGGAAGCCCGCGAGGCCGGGGGTCGCCTGGATGACGGCCCCGGCCGGAGTGCCGCGGAACTCGGACGTGAGACGGACGGGGACCAGCTCGGCCACGTGGACCTCCGTGAGGACCGACCAGAGCCGGCGGGGGCTGGCAAGTGCCGGCCCCCGCCGGAATCAGTCAAATGGATCAGGTCGTGGCCTTGGCGAGGCGACCGACGAACTCGCTTCCGTGATTGCTCACGCCGAGCCGCGTCGAGGCCACGTAGAGAACCTGGCGGCTGCGGACGAGCAGCTCGCGGGCCACGTTGATCTCCAGCCCGGTGTCCTTCAGGCCGATGGCGGTCGACATGCTGAAGTCACCGAACAGGGCCAGCGTCGTGGAGGGCAGGCCCTTCACGATGTAGACCGGGGCGCCGAAGATCGTCGGCACCACGCGGCCGCCACCGACCACCATCGTGGTCTGCTGGGCCGCCCAGATCTTCATGAGGTCGACGTAGCCGGCCTTCGAGCAGACCCACGCGCCCGTGCCCATGATGGCCTCGTCCACCCGTCCGACGACGTCGGCGAGGTTGGCGGCCGTGGTGTTGGCGTTGGCCGCGACGGTCACGGTGTTGCCCGAGCCCACCGAGGCCGCGAGGCCGGTGATCGCCGGGTTGGCCGTGTTGCCGCCGAACGTCACGTTGTCCATCCACCGGGCGAGCCCGTGGCTGAACCGGTCGACCACCAGGCCGGCGACGTCGACCGGCGAATCCTCGAGCAGAGCCCGCGACACCGGCACCGAGGCACCGCCCTCGTAGAGGGTCAGGTCGGCACCGCTCGTCGAGATGTCCTGGTCGGTGAACGCCACGTTCTCGGCCGCGAAGCCGAACGTGACGTCGCCGCTCTTGGGCAGGGTCAGCTTCTGGCCGCGGGGCCGGAAGATCGAGGCGAGCTGCATCGCCACCGACTGGTACTGGAGCCGGTTGACGATCGCGGAGTAGAGCTCGGTCACGACGTAGTCGTCGCCGTAGCCGTCCACCGTCTCGCCCATGGCCCGCTTGCTGAGGCCGGCCAGCCCGCACAGGTGGCGGCCGACGGCCTCGGCGACCTTCACGGAGCGGAAAGCCCGCACGCCGGCCCGGATGTCGGGCTGGGTCTCGGACTCCTCGTCCTTGCGGAACTGCTTCTCGACGTCCTCGCGGGACTTGTCGGAGCTGCGGACCGCCTGCATCGACGCGATCGCGGCGTCGAGGTCACCCTCGCGCTTGGCCTCGGCGGCGATCTTGGCGGCCCGCTCCTGGGCGGCGGCCAGACGGCCTTCGATGCTCTCGCGGTCGGCGTCGTCCTTCGGCTCGAGCGCGCGGAGGGCGTGGATCTCGTTCTCGACCGCGACACTCTCGTCGGTCAGGATGCGGAGCTTCGGGCTGGGCATGGTTACCTCGGTTGGAGTTGATGCGTGGTCGATTTCGATCTCGCGAACGGCAACCTATGAAGGCACCACCGATTTGCCCTATAGGCCGTCTGGAAAAAATCTCACCGCGGCCGACCGGTCACGCGAGCCGCCCGATGGCCGACTGAATCTCGCGCTGGCCGGCGGCCAACTCGCGGAGCGTGTCGGCCTGCTGCTCTTGGGTGCGGCCGAGGCCCTCCAGTGTGGCGGTCGTCTGCCGCAGGAAGGTCGAGTGAGCGTCGACCACGGGAATCACGACCGTCCGGTGCATGGCGTGAGCGGCCTCGCGGAGGAGCCACAGCAGCACGGCCAAGACGAGGATCGGGAAGCCGAACTCGCGGGCGGACCGCAGGACGATTTCGATTGTCTCGGTACTCACGTGTGCTCCTCCCACCACTTCTTCACCAATGCCTGCACGACGGCCCCGATGGCCCACATGATCAACATGGTCAGGAACGCGAACCCCGCCCGCTGGGCGTACTCGTCGCGGACGCGGCCCTCCCACATCCGCCGCATGTCGTCGCGGTTGCGGCCGGCGGCCACGGCCGCCCCGCCCGTGGGCGACATGCTGGCAGCCGTCGCGACGATCTCGTCGCACCGCTCGCGGCCGAGCATGGCCCGGCGGATCGGGTGGCGGGCCAGCTCGGCCCACACGAAGTCGGAGTCGGTCATCGCTCGCACCTCCCGTCCTTGCAGACGGCGGCCGCCACCGGCTGGCCCAGCATCCGCCGGATCTCGGTCACGTGGCTGCCGGCCGTCAGCCCGCCGGTCGAGCCCCACAGCACCGCGACCACCTCGCCGCGGGCGTTGAAGATCGGGCCGCCGGAGTCGCCCTGCCGGGCGGCGGCCCGGACCTCGAGCATGTGCATGGGGTGCCGGCCCGTCGGACCGAGGAACTGGGTCACCTCGCCGCTCGCCTCGCGGTAGGTGAACGGCACAGGCCCGTAGCCGGCGAGCGTCAGCCGGTCGCCGACGGCCGGGGGCCGGGCTGCGATCGGCACCGGTGCGGCGGCAGGGGCGGCGGCCGAGAGGACCGCCAGATCCCAGGCCGAATCCCACGCCACCACGCGGGCCGTGCCGCTCGTGCCGTCGGGCCACCGGATCGTGATCGAGGTCCGGCCGTCGCGGATCACGTGCCAGGCGGTGAGCACGCGAGCCCGGCCGTCGCGGGCCTCGACGAGAGTGCCGGTCCCGCAGTCCTTCGCCGGGCCGGCACCGCACTCGATCCGGCAGACGGCGGGCCGGGGGCCGGGGGCGGCGGCTGCAACTCCCAAGGATTCCTTGGGAGCTGTCGGCCGGTCCGGAATCTCGCCGCTGCCGTCGCACACCGGGCACGCGAACCGCACCGGGCCGGGGCCGACGACGCGGTCGCCGTGGCAGTTGCCGCAGGGGGCGGCCGCGGCGGTCGCGCAGAACAGGGCGAAAAGCAGCGCAAGGAAAGGCGATTTCATGGGTTTCGCCCGGCAGGCCGGCTCCAGTCATCGGGGAGGGTCACGCTCGCCACGGCGAACGATCCCTCCCATGCCGACTTCGCGGTCCGCTCGGAGTCGTAGCGCACGATGTCGTAGGAGTCCGGATAGGCCATGAGCCGCTGGTCTGGGATCCACCGCGCCCACGGCACCGCGTGCCCGTTGCGGCCGACCGAGACGACGTAGCCGTGGAGCACGAGGCACACGGCCTGCTCGTAGCTCTCCGGGAAGATCACCTCCAAAGGGCGGAACCACTGGGCCGTCTCCTCCCACCCGGCCGGGAACCGCGAGACCGGCGTCCACGGGCCGCGGGCCTGGTTGAACCCGCCCCGGCCGGTCGTGCCGTGGAGGGAGTGGCGGAACTGGTAGTCGTAGGGCTGCACCGTCTCGGGGAGCATCCCGCGTCGGACGGCGATCTCCAGGACGCGGCGGACGTTTGCCCCACCCCACTGCCGCGGGTTGGCCTCCGCGTAGACGGACAGCGGCGACAGCCAGACGGCCCCGAATTCGCGAGACTCTGGGTAGCGGTAGTCCTTCCGCGGCCCGCCGTAGTTCACGCCCCGCGCCCGGTTGCGGGCGGCCTCGACGTTCACCCGGAGCGAGTGGCACGTACATTCGTGGGTCGGGTCTTGATTCGTGAACCGGTCAATGAAGTTGATGCCCCACGCCATGGCCGCGTCGTTCTCTCTGGCCTTCGCGATCCAGTCGCGCGGCTCGATCCACAGGGCCTTGGGGAACTCCCGCGATGCGGAGCCGCAGGCGTCGCGGAGGGCGTCGGGCGTGTCCTCGATCGCGAGGCTCGCCGGGTAGCCGTCGTGCTCGGCCGGGAAGACGTCGATCAGCTTCGGGTCGATGATCACGGCACGGCCTCCATCACCGCCGCCTCGCTCGCGGGCTGCGGCGTCACCCGGATCACCGTCCTGCCCGCGAGGGCGACAACCGCCGGTAGCCCCGCTTTGCGGGCCGCATCCAGGGCGGCCTGGTACTGGTCGGGAACGTCGCCGGTCCCGTCGGTCGTGTCGGCCTCGAGGAGCGTGGCGACCACCTTCCGCTCGCGGTTCAGCTTGTTGATCGCCACGGTCACGAACGGCGGCACGCCGCCGTCGTCCTTCTCATAGACGTAGACGGCCGCCGTCGCGGACCCGCTCGTGTCCACGCGGCACCCCTCGACGCGCGGCAGCGTCAGCAGGAGAAGCCCGGCGGCGATGAAGGCGAGCGGCCTCACGCCTTGGCCTCCGGCTTCAGCAGCTCGTGCGTCAGCTGCTCGCACACGGCCACGGCGTCGGTCTGCCCCTTGTCCCGGAGCCGGGCCGCGAGGTCGATCACCAGGCGGAGATCGTCCACCGGCGTCCGTGTCCGCCGGCCAAGCCGGCCGCGGAGCTGCTGCACACCCACGACCACGCCGTAGCCGACGAGGCCGACGGCGATCACGATCTGGGCCAGGGTCACGTAGTTCACTGGGTCTTCTCCATGTCGGCGGCTTTGTCGGCGATCCATCCCGCGAGGGCCGCGCCCTGCGGGGTGTGCAGCACGGCCGCCACGAGGCGGGCGAGCTCGTCGTCCATGCGGTTGCCGGTCTTCGATGCGAGCCACTCGATCGCGTCGGCGATCGTGTCGGCCCGGCCGCCGTCATCCACGGCCGCCGACAGCCGCTTGGCGTAGCCGAGCAGGGGAGCCCACTCCACGAGCAGCCGGACGTTGTCGAGCATTTCAGCGCCTCACGAGCGGCAGCACTTGCTCCACGGCCCCCGACGCCAGTGCCAGGACGAGCGCCCGCACGGCGGGCCGGGCGAGGACCCAGATCGGGTAGGCGAGCGGCGGGACCGCCCGATCGGCCACGGCGTCGAACAGGCTCGCGACCGCCTCCAGGGCGAGGGCCTTCTTCGCGGCACCGGTCAGGCCGTTGGCGACGTCGAGGCCCGCGATCACCAGCCGCAGCAGGGCGAGCATGAGGTCGCCGAACTCGGCCCACGTGAGTCCGTCGGCGGCGGCCGACTTGGCCGTCTCGACGAACGCCTTGATCTTCGCGAGCAGGCCGCCGTCGAGGTGCTCGGCGACGGTCACAGGGGCGGCGGAAATCATCGGGAGGCCTCCGTGGAACTGAGGGCGATCCGCATCCGGGCGGCGGCGGCCGCCGCGGCGGCCCGGGCACCGGCGAGCGTCGAGACCTTCACGCCGCGCGGGGCGGCCCGGGCTGGCTCGGCCTGGGCGGGCTCGACGATCCCCTCGGGGTAGTCGTCGACCCAGATGTCGACCGAAATGCCGGCGGCCGCTGCGGCCGACCGCTTCCGCTGGTCCGGCCCGACGAGCAGCACGCCGGCAAGTTCGTCGTGGAGATCCCCGAACGCGGTCCGCAGGGCGGCCCGGTTCTCCTCGTTGTCTTCGCGTCGCGTGACGCACACCACCCGGTTACCGCGGGCCTGGGCATCGGCGACGAACGACCGCCACAGCCCGGGGGCCGCGGTGAACGTGCCGTCGAAGTCGAGGGAGATCGTGAGGCCGCGAGACTCGGCCCGGTGGGCCATCGCGCTCCGGGCGTACTTCCAGAGCGGCAGCGAACGCGGCGCGGCGGAGCTCTTTCCATACGCCGGGTACACGACTGCGGAAACGTCGTAAAGGCCGGAGACCCGCGTCACGGTTCTCGTGACGTTACCACGCTCGTCTTCCTCCCAGACGTCGCCCTTTTGGTGCGCGGTGAACGCGAACGACGCCGCCTTGATCGTGCGGTCCTCGACCATCATCACGAGGTCGCGGCCGTGCGTCGTCTGGAGCGGAGAGTGGACGTACTCCAGCCCCTTGTCTCCGCGTCGCACTTCAAGCCGCCCGTTTGACGTCCGACCCGTGATCAGGTTGGGATCATGGTTGAACAGGAACGGAACGTCGATCTTTGAACGCAGCACTCCAGACGGGTCGAGAAGGTCATCGAATGAGGTCGGCAGGAATCGCTCCTTGAACCCGCCGAGGTCGTTTGACCACGAGTCCCACGGAGGAGAGACGCCGCCGATCTGCGGGGCGTTGTCGTCCCGGCGGGCCACACGCAACGCGTCCGGGTAGTCCTCGATCAGGAGATAGCGACGTTCGACGAGCGGTTCCATTTCATGCCCCCTGCTGCGAAGGTGCTGGCATCGCACCGGACACGATCTTCTTTGCGGCTTCGTAGCTCACGGTCGGGAACGCGGCCTGAATGAGGGCCACCGCCGAATCCTCGGTGAGCAGTCCTTGGGAAACTTGCTGGAGGACGGCGACGAGCGCCGTGACCTGCGCCCCATTCAGGGCGGTCGATGACATATCGAGCCCGGTGGCCGCTGCCGCGAGCGGGTCCGCCGATGGATCGACAGGCATCGAATCGCCGGCATCCGCCGGCGCTTGCACGGCCCCCGCGGCCCCCTTCTGGGCCTGGTTCGCCGCTGTCTCGGCCGTCGAGAAGCCGAGCTGCAAGAACGCCTTGTCGGCCCACGGCTCCTCAATCCGCCCGAAGTCCTCGAACTCGCGGATCTCGTTCGGCGTGATGGCCGACATGGAGAACAGCGCCCGGTACAGGTTCGCCCGGGCGACCGAATCGCCGCGGAGCAGCGCCCGGTTGTCGAGCTGGAAGAGCGTGTTCTCGCCGTAGGTGTCCTGCAGCCAGAGGTTGACCGCACCCTCGAGCCGCTTCTGCCACGGCAGCAGGCACCAGACCTGGGCCTGGAGGTTGTCGGCCTCCGGCGACCCGTACCGCTGGGCCTTGGCGTCACCGACGAGCGAGGCCGGCACGCCCCAGTGGCTGCACACCTCGGGCAGGATGGATTCGCGGAGCTGCTGGAACTGGCTCTGCTCCATCGTGTTCGACTGCATGGGCACGAGCTTGTGGCCCGGGATCATGACCGCCGGCGTGCCGCGGTTGTCCCCGCCGTACATCTCGCGGAACTCCGACCGGTAGCGGGCCATGGTCGTGTCGTCCATCCGCTTGTCGGTCTCGATCACGAAGTCGGGCCGCGCCCCCTTCTTCCAGAGCGTGAGGGCTGCGCCGTCGAGCTCCCGGGCGATCGTGATCGCCGTCGCGAGCGTGTCCGTCGGGGGCGTGCCCGTGATCCCGTTGTCGCCCAACCAGCGGAAGTGGAGGACCTCACTCTGCTGGAGCGTCATCCACTTCCCACGCTCGTCGAACCATTCGTAGGCGAGCGAGTAGTCGGCGAGCTGCTTCGTCCGCATCCGCCGCGGGTGGAGCGGGATCAGGTGGGTCATCGCCCCCCGGCTGCCGGGCACGACGCGGGCGAAGCCGCCGCCGTGGAGGGCGGTCCAGAAGCCCTGGAGGGTCCAGAAGTCGAAGGGCGACTGCCACGGGTTCGGCCGCACCCGCAGGGCGTGGACCGCCTGCCGGTAGACGCTCGCGGCCGGATCGCCGAAGCCCTGGACCGCGTCGAGCGTTTTGCCCGCCAGCCGCACCTTCAGCCGGGGCGACATGCACCCGATCGACTGGGCGATGAACCGGCAGACGCTGAAGACGCTCGACACCCTGACGGCGAGCTCGGGGTGGACCCGCCGCTGCGAGGCGGAGCCCCAGGCGAGCGGGTCAAGGAGCGTGCTGTCCGCGATCGTGGCGCGCGTGGATGCCCGCGGCGACCGCCGCGAGGCGGGCCGCTTCGTCGACGGATTCTGCGGCGACCGCCTGGAGGCCGTGGGCTTGGCGCGTGGCATGGAAGGCATCCTTCCAAACCGCCACCGATTTGCCCTATAGCCGCGTTACCAGAGCGGCTGCAGGAGCGGACCGTCGTAGGGCCGTTCCGCGAGATCGTCGGCCTTCTCGATCGCCATGGCGAACGCGTTGGAGGCGGCCGACAGGCCGTCGATCTTCTCGGTGCTCTTCGACTTGTCCGGCTTGATCATGCCCGTCGTGTCCGTGTAGACGAGGCAGTGGTTCGCGTTCCAGAGCAGGATCGGGCTTTCGTATCGGAACTTCCGCTCGACGACCAGGCCCTCGAGCATCTTGCAAGGGGCGTTGAGACGCGCCGTCGACTGAGCCACCGCCTTCACCTCGACGTTCTCGCGTTGGAGGAACGTGGCGAGCGGGCCGACTTGCCAGGGGTCCGCCCCGACCTGGAGGATCTGGTGATCTTTCCCGAACGCCAGGATGTCGCGGGCCACGTGCTCGTGGTCGAGCCGCGCCCCCGGCGTCACCGTCAGCCAGCCCTCGCGGATCCAGGTCGAGTAGGGGATGCGGTCCTTCCGCTCCCGCTCGGCCACCGTCTCCTCCGGAACCCAGTACCGCATCACGGCGTCATACGATCCGTCGGCCGCCTGGAACAGGAAACACGCCGCCGTCATGTCGAGGTTGCTCGCCAGGTCGACGCCGACCACACACGGCCGGCCGGCGAGGGCCTCGGGCGGGGGCCGGCGGCAGTTGGCGAACGCGTCCCCCTTGAACCACTGCTCGTCTCGGCCGTCGGCCCAGACGTTGAGCGAGTACCGCAGCCACCGCGAGAACTTCCGCGGATCGGTGGTCGCGTCCTGGTAGTCGGCCGCGAACTCCTCCTCGGAGAACGTGATCCCAATTGACGGGTTCGCCTTGCGCCACACCGCCGGGTCGGAGAAGTCATCCTTCGGATCGGCGGCGTAGATCAGCCCGTAGAAACTCGGGTTCGCGGCCGGGTCGCCGCCATGCTCGCGGCTGACGAGCTGGGCGTCCTTCCACCACTGGTAGCCGACGCCGTTCTTGTTGTCCCCGGCCGTCGAGATCGCGAGCACGAGGCCGTTGGGCGTGGCCCGGGTCGCGTAGGTCAGGGCCGCGACGAGCTCGTCGGAGCGGTGGGCGTGAATCTCGTCGATGATCACGGACCCGTTCAGGCCTTCGTTCCGCCACGCGTCGGCCGACAGGCACCGCAGCACGTTCCCGTGCTCCCGGTTCCGGATGATGCTCTTGGAGTCGACGACCTCCAGCCGCTTCGACAGGATCGGCGAGGCCTCGACCGATCGCTTCAGCATCCGGTAGATGATGCGGGCCTGCTCGCGGTCCACGGCCGCCGGGTAGACGTCGGCCAGGGGGAAGTGGGCCGTCAGGAGGTACTCGGCCAGGGCGGCCATGAGGAAACTCTTCCCCTGCTTCTTCGGACAGAAGATCCCGGCCCGCCGGTAGCGGAGCCGGCCGTCCGGCCGCTTCCAGCCGAACAGCGGCTTCACGACGCGGTCGCGTTGCCAGTCGATGAGTTTGACCTTTTCGGACGGCCCTCCGGATGGCGACGGGGATCGGCAAAACCGCTCGATGAAGGCGACAGGCCTGCTCGCGGCTTCGGAGTCAAACGTGTACCCGGGGCAGGCCTCGGGCCGCTCTTCAACCAGTGAACTCGCGGAAAGCTGCTTCGTCTGCGCTTTCTTCGCCATACGACACCTCCATGCCTGCTCGCGCCGACGGCGTCAGTCCGAACTCCTGCTCCATCCGCAGGAGCGACTGGCCGAGCTTCACGAACATCGTCGCGGCCGGCGTGCTCTGCACGTACTTCACCTTTCCGTTCTGGTCTTTTAGCACGAGCACGTCGAGCCCGCGACGCATCTGGTCCAGGTATCGCGTCCACTGCTCCCACACGACGCAGTATCGGCCGAGTGTCTCGAGGTCCGCAGGCGTTAGGACTCGCATCCCTGCAAGCTTGGGCGCGACTTCGTTCCACTTCTCAAGAGACCTGCCGGTAACGTAATCGGGCGGGGACAAGTCCCCGGCCGGCGGGATCGGCTCGTCGGCGTGTTTGCCTTCCTTCGACGGATCGCCCCGCAGGAGGCGGAGGGCCGTCGGCTGCTTACGCGGTCCGCGTTTTCCCACGATTCACCTCCTCCCGTGTCGCCTTCTTGCCGGTCAGCGTTTCCCACCGCTTCACGATTACGTCGCAGTAGGCCGGCGAGATCTCCATCCCGTAGCAACGGCGGCCGAGCTGCTCGGCGGCGATGAGCGTGGTGCCGGAGCCGCAGAAGGTGTCGAGCACCGAATCGCCGCTGGTCGTGTTGTTGCCAAGGAGGTAGGCCACAAGGCCGACCGGCTTCATGGTCGGATGCTCGTCGGATCTCTTTGGTCGATCAAACTCCAGCACACTGACCTGCTTTCGGTCTGCGTTCCATTCGTGCGTCCCGTCTTGCTTCCATCCGTACAGGATCGGCTCGTGTTTGTAGTGGTAGTCGCAGCGGCCAAAAACCATCTGATCCTTCACCCATATCAACTCATGACGAACGCGCCATTTGGCACGGGATATGCTCATCATCATCATCATCATCTGATCGCCCCCTTGGCAGGCAAACCAGTAGTACGAAGACGAGCCGCTGCACGACGAATATGCCAGCGTTGCCGCTTGCTCCCAGAACTTCGCCATCTCATCAAGCGGTCGTGAGTCGTTCTCGATTTCATCATGCTGGTTTTCTTTGCCTCTGCGGCCTGCCGACTCGTATGCCACTCCATAGGGAGGGTCCGTCAGCCATAGATCCGCCTTCGCCCCAGCCATCAGCCGCTCGACATCCTCCGCCTTCGTCGAGTCGCCGCAGAGCAGGCGATGATCGCCCAGCGTCCACAGGTCGCCCGGCTTCGTGATCGGATCGACAGGCGGCTCGGGCACTTCGTCCTCGACGATCTCCTTCGCGTCGTCCTGGTAAAGCTCGGCCGCCTCGGCCAGGTCCGCGTACATCTGCTGGAGCCCTTCGCTCCCGGTGTCGACTTCGCGGAGGAGCGAGTCGAGGGCGACCGCGTTCGTCTCGGCCAAGGCGGCGAGCGGGTCGAGGGACAGGAGCAGCTTGTCGGCCTCGGCTTCGTCGATGTCGAGGACCAGGACCGGGACCTCCTGCTCGGGCGTGGTCTCGGCCCGGAGGTGACCGTCGACCAGGATCAGCGACCCGTCTGGCAGCTCGCGGGCGAGCAGGGCATCGGCGTAGCCGACCTCGGCCAGGATCCCGCGGAGGGCGTCGGCCTGGGCCTTCGGATGGGTCCGCCAGTTCTTCGGGTTCGGCGTCAGGTCGCCGGCCCGGACGCGGCGTAGTTCGCGGACGCGGTCACGGATTTTCATGGGCTCACCATACATGTCCTGGCTCCTGAGTCGAGCGCGACCCCCCCCTAGCAAAACCTCCGGAAACTCGCGTAGAGGTCGCGTGGGGCTCTGGGCGAAAAGGCCCATTTTTGGCGCGATCCACCCCGGTCGACGCGATTTTCGCCGTCTTTCGCATCACAACACGCCCCGCCTCCGCTGCTCCGCCCGCGTCTTCCTGCCGTGGCACGACTCGCACAGCACCTGGAGGTTGCCCTCGTCATCGGTCCCGCCCTCCTCGAGCGGCACGATGTGATCGACGTGGGCCGCCGGCCCGTAGCACACGAGCGAGCAGCTGCGGCATCGGTAAGAATCTCGAACGAGGATTTCTTTCCGCAGGGCTCGCCAGTCCTTCGACGTGTAGTGTGCCCGCTCCTTCGTAGGCTTGGCCTTCAGGTGAACAGGCGGCCTCCATCGCTCGATGCGTGTTGGCATCACTTCACCTGCCTCGCCCCCGACACCCACCTCGGCGTATACGGGCACAGCGTGCATCGCCGTCCGCAGCAGCGGCCGTGGGCCAGGAGCACGGCGGCAGAGGTGGGGGGCGTCATGGGGCAGTCGGCCACGGGATCGGGCCTTCGCCGCTGTAGACGCTGGGCAGACCGCGAAGGGCTTGGCGATACGCGGCCCATGCTGCCTGCTGCGACTCCGAGAGCGGCGCGTCGGCGGCCTGCGTCCAATCGGTCAGGCCCATGAGCAGGTCGCGAACGTGCCGCAGGTAGGCGAGCCGGTCGCCTTCTGGTGGCGGCGATGCCATCGCGGCGACCAGCACCTTGCGGACGAACTTCGGCACCTCTGGCCCGCAGCGGAGCGCGGAGCCTTCGCAGCCGAGAGGGGCAGAGGCGGGCAGGCCGAGAGCGATGAGATCGGGGTGTTCGATGGGCGGGAATGTCATTGCACGGACACCAGATGCGGAGTGAAGAAAAACCATGTGGGACTAGCCGTCGCGCCGTTGTTGACGCCAGCCCATGCTGTAACGGCGGTTCCGACGGTAGTCACAGAAGGCCCGCCAGTGGTCGTAAAACTGACGGCAGCGCCACCGTTGAGCGACCGCGTAAGCGTCACGTTTCCGGCTCCATCCGAGCGAATCCACACATCAATAATTTCTGATGCGTAGTCGCCTGTAAAAGTGTCGATTCCGCTGTCAACGGTTGATAGCGTCGTTCCGTTGTGAACGATTACCCAGATGCGTGACTGACGGATTTCAAATCCGAAGCCGCGACCGTCTAGCGATGTCCACGCAAAAGTGGTTGCCATGCACCCAAACAAGGCCCGCAGAATCCCAGTAGCCGGGCAAGTCTGGCGAATAATTGCCATGTTGAAGGCAGTTGGAAGCGACCAATTAAACCCCTGCCGCACCCTTCCGCTGAAACTATTTGAAGCGTGGTATGTAACGGCGGTTCCGTTGGCGCTAGAGTTGCCGTTCAGTTGGCTACTCAGTAAGTTGTTATTACTGGCTACGGTACCGCCATTCGCTGTAAAGTTACTGTTGTATGGCACGCGAACAAACGACCGGATGGCCGTCCGCACATTCGCGGGGTTCATCGCAACCGCCGTGGCGGTGAGGTCTTGCGCCTGTGCCGTCGTGGCGTAGGTGACGCTCGCGGAAGGCGCGGACCATGCCCCGTCGCCCCGCAGGAACGTCGTAGAGTCAGCCGTCCCGCTGCCGAGCCTTGCCGTGGCGACGGTGCCGGATGTGATGTCGGCTGCGGAGTGGTTGTGCGATGCCAACACGAGCGAGCCGCCCGAGGTCGCCAGGCCAGTGCCGACCGAGATGCCGACCGTCTGACTCGCGTAGGTGATCGGAGCCGTGGCAGACACGACGCCGGGATCGCCCTGCGGGCCTTGCGGGCCGGTGGCACCTTGCGGGCCTGTCGGCCCGGTTGCACCAGTGGCACCCGTAGCACCAGCCGCACCAGCCGGGCCTTGCGGCCCCGTGTCTCCCGTGTCGCCCTTCGTGCCTTGCGGGCCTGTGGCCCCGGTCGCGCCAGTGGCTCCGGTCGCACCGGCCACACCTTGCGGCCCCTGCGGGCCTGTCGCCCCCGCCGGGCCTTGGTCGCCCGTATCGCCCTTCGGCCCTTGCGGGCCGAATCCGCCGGAAACGGTCGCCTGGACCTCGAGCGGCTTGATCTCGACCTGGATGTCGCTCACCGGAGTACCTCGCACGTGCCCCCGAGGACGTCGCGGACGCCCGGGGCGATCCAGCGGATCCGGAGCCCGAGCGTCCCGATCGGGAGTGTGTTGCCGACCGAAGCCGTGATGACCAGGCTGACCTTCCCGGCGGCCGCGTCGAAGTTCGTCATCGCCGGCTCGGCCAGGATCGCCCCGTTCGTGAGCGAGTAGATCTCGGCCTCGAACTGGTAGCCGGTTGTCGCGATCGAGAAGTCGATGATCGCGGAATAGTCGTTCCCGCGCACGAAGGCGACGTGGAGCGGGCTTCGGGCTTGGAGGGCGGAGGCCATGCCGCGAGGGTAGCGGCGGCCACCGATTTGCCCTATGAGCCGCGGAGGTCTGCCATCTGCTGCCGCAGCTCGTCAGGGGACGGGTCTTCCCGCCGTGCCGTGTCCATCCACGACCGCTTCCGCCGCGGCACGTGCTGCAGCTGGTCGCGTAGGATCCGCTGGATCGTGTTCCTGCACACCCCGATCGCGTCCGCAATCGCCTCCAGGCTCCGGCCGGTCCGGAACATCCGCTCGACCGCCCGGACCTGGATCGCCGAGAGCACGATCCGCGTCGACCCGAGGAGCCGCCCCGAGCGGTCCCGCATGAGCCGCCGCCCGTTCCGAACCCCACTCCGCGAGACGTCGCGTCGTACCATCCTGGCCTCCATGCCGTCAGGTCCCGGTCATCCGGTGGAAGGTCGCCTCGTGGTCCGTCTGCTCGAGGTCGAAGGCCGTGACCGCCACGGCCAGAGCCGCCCACCGGTGGTTTGAGATTCCAGCCAGCGGCCCCGGGTTCTTCTTCGTACCCACCGGGCCGAACCGGTCAATCAGGGCCTGGCGGATGTTGCCGTCCTTGGCCCGCGGCGAGCGGCAGATGTGCAGTTTGACGTCGCGACGGGGGACCAGGCGGACGTCCTTCATCGCCGCTATGCGTCCGATCGAAAAGACCGTCTCGAACACCTCGCGACCGACGGCCATTCCAAATGACTCGACCCACTCGACCGCGACCCGGTAGCCGACCGATGGCGTCAGGAACGGCCCCGGCTGGTAGTTCGGCACGTCGCCGCAGTCGAGGACGCGCGACCCGTCCCACAGCACCCACGCGAACTCTCGTGGGCCGGGGTCGATGCCGATGATTGGGGCGGGCTTCATAGCGTTCGCTCCAGCAGCCCGCGAAGCGTCTGCCGTATCCATTGAGCCCGGCCTCCTGGGTCTTGGTGGTACAGGTAGTCGCCTGCCGCCAGTTCAATCGCCCCCCGCTCCTCGTCGGTGAGCGTGGCATCTATCGTCACCGTCACGCCGCCATCGCACACCGACAGCGTGGCGTCCTGATCCGCGAGCCGGCGGATGGCCTCGCGAAGCCGTTCGATCTCGGCCTCCAGCTTCGCGATCGTGATCTTGTCGGAGGCGATCGCGTGCCGCAGCCAGTCGGACTGATCGTCAGTCGCCGCAGCGGCGAAGTGGTCGCGGTCGGTCATGTCGTTGCCTCCTGAAACTTCGCGGCCATGGCCCGCTTCGTGGCCTCGAACCGGGCCGCGTCATCGCCTGTCCACCCCTGGGCCGGCGGACGCTCGTCCGGCCGGCCAGACGCCGCCGGCCGCCCCTTCGGTGCGTCATACTGCCCTCCCAGCACCTTGGCGACGAAGCCAGGCTTCACGAACTGCCCGAGGGCCACCGGCGTCTCGAAGTACCGGCAGGCCCGCAGACGGCCGATCGCCTCGACGGCATCCGTGAGCCACCCGGGCTCCGAAAGCCGCTCTGTGGCCCCGTCCGGTGGCTCTGCGGGCTTCCATGGCCTCCCCGGCCCGTCGTTCCATGCGTTCCGCAGGGTTGCCCAACTTGCCGGGTCCGGTGGCGAAGCCTCGCGCGGAGGAGGAGGAACTTCTTCTCTCCTCTCCTCTCCTCTACTGCGCGGCGGCGCAGTCAACGGCTGCGCTGTCGCGCAGGCAGCCCCGGAACGCTTCCGACGGTCCGGATCCCGCTCGTTTTGGGCCTTGGCACGGTCTTGGTGCTGGAGTCTCGCCTTGGCCGCCTGGCTGAACCGGCGGTCCCACCCGGGGACAGCAACGGTAGCGGCCGTCTCGTCGATCTCCAGCCACCCGACGGCCGCCACGGCCCGCCAAAAGGCTTCATCACCACCGCACGTTCTCGCGAGCCTCGGGACGGTCATCCTGGCCGTGCCGTCGGCACAGTGGACGGCGGCCCACGACCAGAGCCGGTAGAGCCGGAAGCAGACGTACTCGACCGGCTGCCCGGT